GACCAAGGCTAAAGCTAAGCCGAAGGTAAAAAACTTGCCTGCTAAGAAAGGCGCGAAAAAGACATACAAGCCTTACTAAAATGAACTGTTGGACGTGTAAGACAGAGCTTATATGGGGCGGAGATCACGACATTGATGAAGAGGAAGATGACAGCCCTTTCTGCACAGTGTCGAACTTCAGCTGCCCTACTTGCCAAGCGTACGTAGAGTTTTATGTACCAAGAGAGTTAGAAAGCTAATTTATGGCCGAAGAAATTGCAAAGCGCAGATGCCGTCGGTGCAAAAATACGCACCCCGAAACGCTTTACTCAAGCGAGATTGATGGACTCTGTGTTTATTGCAAAGCGGATGATGCAGAAGCACTACCGGAACCGAAAGAGAATGAAGAACCTAACACCGAAACAGAAGAGGTATCTGTTGAAGAGAAAGCAAGAGCAGAACTCGCCCTTAGATTCCTCACGAGGAAACGCCTCCTCCCTTTCATCGAACGGTTCAACCCTGACTACTCGGCTGGTTGGGTACATAAAGACATATGCAGACGCCTTGAAGAATTTTCTAAAGACGTCGCTGAAAAAAAGTCACCTCGCCTTATGCTCTTTATGCCGCCTCGGCATGGAAAAAGCACGCTCGCCTCTATTGGCTACCCAGCTTGGCACTTGGGTAGACACCCTAACCATGAATTTATCTCGTGTTCTTACTCTGGCTCGCTCGCTATGGGCTTCAGTCGAAAAGTTCGGCAGCTACTGCGTGAACCTACTTACAAAACAGCGTTTAAAACAAGGCTCGACCCTGATAGTCAGTCAGCTGAAGCATGGCTTACAACTAGCGGCGGCGGCTTTGTTGCTGCTGGTGTGGGCGGCGGTATTACTGGTAAAGGAGCTCACGTACTCGTTATCGACGACCCTGTTAAAAACCGCGAAGACGCTGAAAGCCAGAACAATAGAGACAGTAACTGGGACTGGTATACCTCTACCGCGTATACACGGCTTGCACCCGGTGGTGGTGTTCTCGTCATTCTTACTCGTTGGCACGATGATGATTTGGCTGGGCGCCTATTAAAAGCGGGAGGAGACGGTGGCGATGAGTGGGAAGTAGTTAGCTACCCTGCTATTGCAGAACAAGACGAAGAGTTTCGGTCAGCTGGAGAAGCCCTTCATAAAGAGCGTTATGACGAGAAGTCGCTCGACAGAATACGAAAAGCCGTTGGCCCCAGGGATTGGTCAGCGTTGTACCAACAGAACCCGGTTGCTGATGACGGTGATTATTTTAATAGGAGCATGATTCAGTATTTTAACAATGAGGACGTAGATGTAGACCGCATGCGCTACTACTGTGCGTGGGATCTAGCGATAGGTAAGAAGGATAGAAACGACTATTCCGTTGGGATGGTGGCAGGCGTTGATGAAAACGATCAGTTGTTTATCGTCGATGTTATTAGAGGCCGCTTTGACGGCTTTGAACTTGTAGAGCAGATACTTGACCTCTATGAAACATGGAAACCCTCAATTATTGGTATTGAGAAAGGGCACATTGAGATGGCGTTAGGGCCGTTTCTTGAGAAGCGCGTCAGAGAACGCGGTCTTCACGAAGCCTATTTTAAGGATTTGAAAACAGGCAGACGCGACAAAGAGGCTAGAGCTAGAGCCATCCAAGGGCGTATGCAACAGGGCATGGTGTTTTTGCCTAAAGATGAGCTGTTCACGGGACCGTTGGTCGCAGAACTGCTTAGGTTCCCTAACGGAGTACACGACGATCAAGTTGATGCGTTGGCATGGTTAGGTCTGATGATGAGCGAATTCGCTACGTTTCAGACGCAGGTAGAACATGCGCCATCTTGGAGAGACCGACTTGATCATATGTTCGCTGTAAAACGCGATAAATCATCCATGAGTGCTTAAAAATATGAAAAAGTTAACCCCCGCAAAAGAACAAGAGATAGCGTCTGCTCAGTGGGATAGATATATCCGCGCACGCGACAACGGTCACCTTGACTACATTGACATGGCTAAAAGGTGTGATGCCTTTTATAGAGGCGACCAGTGGGACGACTATGATGCTGCTGCCCTTGAAGCTGAAGGACGCCCTGCCCTTACCATAAATACAGTACTGCCTACTATTAATACAGTGCTTGGGGAGCAATCCACACGAAGGGCTGACGTACAGTTTAAACCACGAAGAGGTGGAGAGGCAGAAGTAGCTAACACGCTAACCAAACTTTATATGCAGATCGCGGATAACAACAAGCTCGACTGGGTTGAGCAGCAAGTGTTCAGCGACGGTTTAATACTAGATGGTAGAGGCTTCTTTGATGTAAGAATGGACTTCAGCGATCACGTAGAAGGCGAAGTGCGAATCACAGCAAAAGACCCATTAGATGTTTTGATAGATCCTGACGCTAAAGAGTATGACCCTAAAACTTGGAACGAGGTGTTTGAAACTCGTTGGATGACCTTAGATGAGATCGAAGAGCTATATGGTAAGAAAAAAGCAGAAGAGCTTCGGTTCATTGCAGAAAACGGCAATAGTTTCGGTCGTGATTCTATTGAGTATGAAGAACAGCGCTATGGTGACCTTGACCCAGAAGACGACTATTTTGGAGCCGGGGTACCGGGCGACGAGGAGTACAAAAACGTTAAAGCCCTACGCGTTGTTGAAAGGCAGAGTAAAAAGATAGGACGTGTGACTTGTTTTGTTGATCCTGACACGGGTGATCAACGAGAAGCACCAGAGGCGTGGAAAGACAACAGAATTAAAAAGTTTGCCAAGCAGTACGGTCTAAGCGTAATGACTAAGACTAAGCGCAAAGTTCGTTGGACCGTAACGTGCGACAAGGTCGTTCTACACGATGATTGGTCTCCCTACAATGACTTTACTGTAGTGCCTTACTTTGCTTATTTCCGCAGAGGCAAGCCGTTTGGCATGGTACGTAACTTGTTATCTCCACAGGAACAGTTAAATAAGATCGCTTCACAAGAACTGCACATTGTTAATACTACAGCCAACAGTGGTTGGGTAGTAGAAAGCGGATCGCTAACAGGTATGACAGCAGATGATTTAGAAGAACACGGTGCTGAAACAGGTTTAGTTCTAGAGTACAACAGAGGCTCTAGCCCCCCCGCTAAAATACAACCAAACCAGATACCGACAGGCCTCGATAGAATTGCTCAAAAAGCAGCAGCGAATATTCAGACTATCTCTGGCGTTAACGATTCTATGTTAGGTACAGATAGTGCTGAAGTGTCTGGTATCGCCATACAAGCTAAACAGAACCGTGGCGCAGTTATGATTCAAGTGCCACTTGATAACCTAGCAAAAGCACGTCATTACTTAGCTGAAAAAGTTTTAAATCTAGTACAGACCTTTTATACAGAGCAGAGAATCATTCAGGTTACTAATGAGGACGATCCGTTAAAACCACGTGAAGCAATGGTGGTTAATGAGATGACCCCCGAAGGCCGAATTGTTAATGATCTAACTCTTGGTGAATATGATGTAGTTATTGCATCCGCTCCAGCCCGTGACTCGTTTGACGAGATACAGTTTGCTGAGGCACTTAACTTACGGCAAGTGGGTGTCAACATACCCGACGATGCCATTGTTGAGTATAGCCACTTAGCACGTAAAGGCGAACTAGCCAAACGTATTCGCATGATGACAGGTGTAGAACAGTCTCCCGAGCAACAAGAAGCAGCCGCCCAGATGCAGCAGATACAGATGCAGCAGGTTCAGCTTGAGATCGCCAAAATGGACGCTGAAGTTAAGAAGATACAGTCTGAAGCCGCCGTTAATATTGCTAAGGTTCAGGACGTTTCTGAAGTTGATCCACAGATGCGTATGCAAGAACTACAAGCGAAACTAACTATGAAAGAGCAAGAACTACAATTGCGTAGAGAACTTGCAGACCTCACCAACCAAACTCGGATGACTCAGTCCGAAACACAGTCAGCAACGCGTATAGCATCAACCGCTATGCAAACTGCTGCAAAACAAACCCGTAACCCCCAATAGGAAATTGTTATGTCCAAAGAAAAGAAAGATGCAGTAGAAGAAACCACAATGCAGTTCGACGTTATGCCCGGAGCTGATCTCCCAGACGAAGATTCAGAAACTTTGGATCTAAGTTTTGATGAGGCCAAAGCCGCTGTCGAGGAAGAAACTGTAGCTGAAGAAGTTGAAGAAGAGGCAGAAGAAACTGTAGCAGAAGAAACTGAAGAAACTGTAGTAGAAGAAACGGAATCCGAAGAAGAACCTGCAGCTGAAGAAACTGTAGCTGAAGAAACTGTAGCTGAAGAAGAAACTGAAGAAGTAGAGCAGCCTAATCTGCAGCAAAAAAAGCCGATGGTTCCTAAGTCTCGTCTGGATGAAGTATTACATAAGCAAAAAGCTTTACAGAAACAGCTTGATGATATGAAAGCAGCTCAAGTACCTGCGGAAGATGCCCCCGAAGAGTATGACTTTGCTGCAAAAGAACTCGAGTACCAGAACCATCTTCTCGATGGCGAAGCGGACAAAGCAGCAGTAGTAAGGGCTGAAATACGACGCGCCGAACGTACTCAAATTGAGTATGAAATGACTCAAAAAATGACTCAGACGGTTAGTCAAAACCAGCAAGCAACCGCATTGCAGCAGGCAGCGACTGAGTTAGAGGCTAGTTTTCCTGTGTTTGACCAGTCATCAAAAGAATATAACGCTGAATACACGCAAGAAGTGATCGACTTGCGCGATGCATTTATGACTAAGGGTGACAACGCAGTAGCTGCTCTGTCGAAAGCCGCTCGTTTTGTAGTACGTGAGTACGATTTAGAAGTAGTTGCTGACAGTGCGCCCTCTTTATCATCAAAAGCTGCACCGAGAGCCGACGAAGTTGCAAAAAAACGTGCTGAAGTGAGTCGAAAACTAAAGGCTGCAGACGCACAACCACCTGAACTACCGGGCGAAAGCTCTGCTAGTAGAGGTGAAAAAGGGTTGGACGTTTCTAGTATGACGGAAGAAGAGTTTGACTCTTTGCCAGAAGCAACTTTAAAACGCCTAAGAGGCGATATTTTATAAAGGTGATCTATGACAACCAAAAAAGATCCTCGGCTCGCGCGGGCCGGGGTAAGCGGATTTAATAAACCGAAACGCACCCCCTCTCATCCGAAGAAGAGCCATGTTGTTGTTGCAAAGGAAGGTGAGCGAGTCAAGACGATTAGATTTGGAGAACAAGGAGCGTCGACGGCAGGTAAACCCAAATCGGGTGAATCTGCTCGTATGAAAGCGAAGCGTGCCAGTTTTAAAGCAAGGCACGGTAAGAACATATCCAAAGGAAAGATGTCTGCCGCTTATTGGGCCGACAAGGTTAAGTGGTAGCTTATGGCTAAAAGCGACGAACCTAAATGGAAGCGAATTGCAGCGGCAGTTAAAGCCGGGAAGCAGGTGTCTAAGCAGCCGAAAAAAGTTGCTAAGAAAACATCTAAGTACAGGTAGTAGTAGATAGAATGCACATTGTAATGTACATAATGTTGTTGTTAGTAACCTCGCATGTGTCGGCTCAAGAAGAGCCTATGGGCGATACAGACTCAAACAATACGCAAGACGGTTCGTTAAACACTAACACCGTTGGATCAACCGTCAGTTCGCATAACAACAGTAAGGACGAGTCAGTAAGCAATACTTATAACGGAGCAGGAAGTTCCTCCGATATGCCAGTAGGGAGTGCAATTGCTCCCTCTTATATGTCTAACGGTATGGAGACTTGCTTGCAAGGCAGTGGACGAAGTATTCAAACAGGACTAATTGGTTATACAGACGGGTCGTATGAAAAGGACGTGGACTGTAACCGTCGGAGAGACGCAAAACTGTTAAATGATCTAGGTATGAAAGTGGCTGCTATCAGTCGGTTATGCCAAGGCAGTGTTGAAACATTCAGGTCTATGATGCTTTCAGCGACGCCCTGTCCTTTGATAGCCAGCGGAAAATTGGTAGTTGGTAAACGTGCTTTTTTGTTGATGAAAACACAACCTGATCTTTACATCCCGGATTACGGAGAGGTCGCCGTGAGACGCAAAGCGACGTGGTCTAAAAAACCACCAACGCCAAAGTACAACGACACGCAAAAATGGTACAACTCAATTTTAGGTATTGGAGTAGCAGATGATGAAGAAAATGAAGAAAGTAGTTCTGACGAGCCTGTGTCTGTCATGTTCAGGCGTTCAATCAAGTGAACTTGACACGCTGATAGAAACCTCTAGCGCAATTGTTGACCAGATAAACAAAGGCATTATGTTTGTCGGTGGGTCAATCCATGCATCCCAGACTGGTATGGGCATTTCAAGCGGCCAGCTTTCAGGAAACTATTATATTTCTGACGAACAAGTAACCGCTTACAACTCGGCGTTATCTGGGATGGTCCATTACCTCCCCTACGGCTCTGCTGAGGACTACCTTAACGAACAAGCACAAAGTGAGCTTGACGCGATGGAAGATGCCATTGGAGATTTTACTGCTGTCGTTGTTGATATGTTGGAAGTACAGGAAGTAGCAGAACGCGCTGAAACGGCTGAGACTCCAGATGATCAAGCAGAAGTCCAAGAGTATATAGCGCAGAATGATATGTCTGTTTCTCAAGAAGATGCTGACACCTACAACCAGAGTCTTGATGATATTGAAGAACACGCGAATGCCGCTGGCGCTTTCTTGGCTGTAGCAGGGAATCCAGAAGCTGTAGCATTTTTAGATCAGGGTGCAATGGACAACAACACTCGCGTCGAAGATAACGTGCTTAGTTACAGCGCCTCTAACAAAGCTGTTGAATTAGCTTGGGCCTCAAGCGAGACAGTTAGCAGTGTTTATTTAAATGGTCAGGGAGATTACGGTTTAGACATTTACGCCTCCGAAGCCGAGATTCTTAATACGGGTTATGAAAGCTTGTTCTATAACACTGGCCCAACAGCGTTAGGGTTTAACTGTTTCATGTATCAAATTGATTGCGATGAAGGTGATGAAACGTGAGTTTAGAAGAAACGGAACTTAAAATTGGCGGCACATCATTTAAAGGTGTGTACATTGCAATTTTGTTTAGCCTTGCAACAACCTTGGGTGGCGGAGTGTGGACAGCAAGTAGTCTTTATTCCAGATTAGAATCGGTAGAGTCAAGACCGATTCCAGATATTGCGCCTTTGGAAGAACAGGTCATAACGCAAAACAAAGAGTTATTGAGTTCGATTGAGCTAATT